AACATAGGCAAAGGTAACAAAATTCCGTGGGACTGTAAAAATGATATGCAGTGGTTTAAAAAAATCACTGGCGATAAAGGGCTGATTGTTGGGCGTAAGACTTTTGATGGGTTGCCAAATGTCGTTAAAAGCCGCTGCAAAATTGTCATAACAAGAGACGGCGTGGGGGCTGGCGATTTCGGCGAGATGCATGACGACATCGGGGGCGCTATAAGCTCTTGCGCTGAAATATACGACTTAGATCGCGAGTTGATCGTCATCGGCGGCGCTCAAATTTACAAAGAGTTTATGCCGTATGTTAGCAAGATTTACTTGAGCACGATAACCACCGTTGTTGATGATGCTGATACTGTATTTCTTGATTTCGCTGGCGACTGGAAAGTGATCGAAAGCGTCTTTCATGACGATTGTATTTTATCGACACTTGTTAGAAAGTGTTAGATTAGAAACGCGCTTATGACTAAATAGGCTTTTAATGTAAGATTGATTAACGAAACAATTAACTGGTGAATGATATGGCAAGACCAACAATATTAAACGATTCGCTAGAAGCGTCGATACAAGAATACCTAAACGCATACAAAAACATAGGGCAAGTTGTACCGTCTGTTGTTGGTCTATGCAACTTCATTGGTGTGTCAAAATCTACTATTTACACATGGAAAGAAGACAAGGCAAGCGACATATTACTGGACACGTTAGAAGAGATTAACGAAATTCAGCATATTATGTTAGTCAGTGGCGGGCTATCAAACGCAATGAATGCAACAATTGTTAAGTTAATGTTAAGCAATCATGGCTATAGCGAAAAGTCAGAGATTGATAATAAATCAAGTGATGGCAGCGCAAAGCTTGGCATCTTAAATATAACTATTACAAAGCCAATAGATAAAGATTAATGAACTATGAGGTTTTTCAGTGTTTTGAAAAGCATGTTGATCTAAACAGCATACAAAAAACTGGGCAGTTATTTAGATCTGAACGCTATCACATAATGCACGGCGGAAGGGGTGGAGGTAAGAGCGTGTTCGTAGCAAAGACTCTTGTGCTTGAGGCTTACTTGTCTCAAATACAGGTGTTATGCGCGCGAGAGCTAATGAACTCTATAGCTGATTCATCTATGGCTCTTTTGTGGGAGCAAGTAGAATCATTAGGGCTTGAGCACTTTTTTACTAAAACAAAGAATGAACTTGTTGGCGATAATGGCAGCAGGTTCTTTTTTCGTGGATTAAAAACAAATATCACGTCAGTAAAATCAATAGCGCGAATTGATCGCGCATGGATAGAAGAGGCTGAAGCAGTAAGCGAGGATAGCTGGAAAACACTGACACCATCAATCCGAACGCTTGGCGCCAGGATAATAATCACATTCAACCCGCGTATGCTGATGGACGCCACTTTCCAGAAGTTTGTCATAAACAAACCATCCAATTCAATCATAACTGAGTGTAATTTCAATGATAACCCTCATTTCCCTGACTCTTTAGACCAAGAGCGCTTGGATATGAAAGATAGTGATCCAGACCTTTATGATCACGTTTGGCTTGGCAAACCTGTTGGTGACTCACCTCTTTCTATAATCCCGCCAAAATGGGCGCGTGCTTGCGTTGACATTCATAAGCTTATAGAGCTAGAAATAGATGGCGACAAACGCATGGGCTTCGATGTGTCCGGCGGTGGAACAGATCCAAATGCTAACGTATTGCTACATGGGCAAGTAATAACCTACATCAAAGAGTTTAGGCAAGGTGATCCAGTTAGCGCCGCGCTTGACACTTGGACAAATGTGTTGGAACAGGGCGCAATGCACTTAGTATTTGATGTTATTGGGGTCGGCTCAGGTACCGCGCAATCACTGAAGAAGCCGCAATTCGTTCATAAAAAGCTAGGCAGTGGTGAGATATCAATCACTCCATTCAATGCGGCCGAGGCAATAGAGCAACCAGATACGCTGGACGCACAACATAACAAAAAGAACAAAGAGGTATACAGCAACTTAAAAGCACAGCGATGGTGGTGGCTTCGGTATCGGTGCCAACAATCATGGCTTGCATTGCAAGGGATGGATTATAACCGTAACGCGATACTGTCCATTGACTCGGATAGTATCGATAAAGATGTTATAGAAAAACTTATATTTGAGATAAGCACGCCGCAACGCGAATACATTGGCAGTAAGTTAAAAGTAGAGCCGAAAGAAAAGCTCAAAAAGCGCGGGATAGCATCACATAACTTGGCGGACGCATTGATAATGGCCGACTATCAAGTGAAAGAGTCATCGCTCACAGGCGTTTTGGCGAAAAGGCGAGAAAGAAGGAGGTAAAGCCCACCTAAGCAGGCTTAAACACGCTGCTTAGTAAGTTCTTCTCTCCAAATACAGATTTTCAAGCATTCCGCAGTTTCGTTTTGAGGATAACATTTCGTTTGGTGGCAACTTCGACAGAAAGACATTGCCAAACTCATCATTGCACTGATTATAAAGTAGCTTAATGTCAGCCGTTTTAATGTCGCTAGGGTCACCATCAAGTTTTTCGCTTTGTTTATCTAGCTGAGCATAGAGCATTGCATAAGTCGGGGCCCTGGCCTCGTAAATTATCTCAGCTTTCATGGCCTCGAATCCGTGATTTACTTGCTGTCCGAGATACCACGTCGCCATGCACACAAGTGATAGTAGAGATATAACTGGCGGGGTGTGTTTTTGGATAAAGCTTCTTAACAGTTCTTGCATTTTAATTGCCTTTGATTTTTGAGTGTTGGCAATATGATAATACAAACAGATGAATAAACAAAAAAATACAGCAAGATCCACTCTCTTTTTTATTTGCGCGCTCGATAATATACAATAAAACTTATATAACTAATTGGGCTTTTTTATGGCTAAAATAAACGAAATAAAGGCGCGCATCGGCAGAAACGCATTCGACAGAGCTGAGATCGGTTTGGTTGGCCAGCGCACGCGAGGAGAATCAATGCGCGGCAGAGCTTTGCGTGCAGATCACAAGCGGTCTGTTGCTGAGTCAGGTGGCTATCCTGACGTTATCACGCTACGGATGCACTATGATATGGCGTATCGTAACGGGCTAGGCTCTAACCTGGCATTCGGAATAGTCAACGACACGTGGCGCATTAGCCCTATTATTTTTGACGGAGACGAGGACGGCGAGCGGCGCGCAAGCAATCCAACTGAGTTCGAGGCAGCTATCGACGAACACTTTGAACGCCTAAACGTATGGGATCGCCTGAAGGGGCTTGATAAATACCAAAGGCCGATGCGCTACGGGGCGCTGATGTATGTTACAAGTGAAGGCGGAGCGGTAAACACAATAGATAAACTATTGCCTCTGCCGACAATGGATTATTTGGTTGATTTGCGGTTGTATCATGAAGCTCAAATGCCAGTTTCTAGCGCCGTTCAAAATCCTGCAAACGTAAACTATGGCAGGCCAATTATTTACGACCTAAAAACTAACGTTGCAGGCTCGACAAATGAATGGGAAGACTCAGGATATCAAATCCACGCAAGCCGTGTTTATGCTTACGGAGAAGGCGCGCTCGATGGCTCCATATACGGTATTCCATGCAATGAGGGTTGCTTTGAGGCCCTAATGGACGCGGCCAAAGTGCGCATGAGCGGCGCAGAGGGTTTCTTTCAAAACGCATCAAACAAATACGCGGTACATCTAGCTGATGGGGCCACACCTCAAGATGCTGACGCAATAGCCGATGAGCTAGAGGACTTTGATAACGAAAGTAGCCGCTCAATGATGCTTGGCGGCGGCACCCTGTCAATGCTTCAAACGTCACTTAATGACCCCACTCAGCCGTGGACAATTGCGGTTAATGAATGCGCATCGCATCACAGCAAGCCGATCACGATCCTAATTGGTCATCAAACCGGAGAGCGCGCAAGCGGTGAGGATATCACAACATGGAACCGCGTTATTATGGATCGGCAGGAGCAGATAGCTAATGCCATGATCAAGGGACTGATTAATGAGTTTATAGAAAAGTTTCGTTTCCCAGCTCCTAAAAGCAAAATTAACATAGTTTGGCGCGACCTGAACGAATCAACAGCAGAGCAGCAGGTTGATTTAGCTAAGAAGCGGGCTGAGACAAATAAAGTTTGTGTTGATAGTAAAATGCAGCCTGTTTACTCGACTGAGTTTATCCAAAAAGAAGCAGGGGCACCGATTGAAAACGTGATTATTCTTGATGATGGCGGCGAGGATGATTAATTAAATGAACCCACTTAAACCAGGCACAGACAAGGCCCCGACAGGCCAGCAGCTAAACGTTAGCCTTGCTTTTGCTATGAATAAAAACCGCTGGCAAAAAGCAGCATTCAAGATTAATCAAGTGATTGAGTCAATACCGTATACTAAGCGCGTTGTTAGCGACGAAGATGCGCCAAATGTAACCGCAAAAGAAAAGCGCACAGCGGCACTGATGGCTAACGCAGCGGCAGATAAATACATTTGGGATAACAGTAAATTTGAACTTCCACTAGGGTTTGTTGCCAAGGAGCTTGTTGTCATGCAAAACGCCGTGCGCTACGATTATCTGCTCGATAGCGCAGAAATGGATCGCACAATGTCAGCTATTGAACGTATATTACAGCAAGATATACTAGACGGATCAGACTTTTGGACGCACAGATTTTTCCTGAATGACTTCATTCAATCAGCATCAGATGACGGAACTACAGGCAGCTTTGAATCTGCAGTTAAGATAACCACTGGTACGACAGTAGAGCAAAACTTAAAACTTTATAGCGCACAACAACAACTACAATCACCAGCTTACTTAGATAGGTTACGATTAGTTAATGGCCGCGTATTTGAGTCAACGAAAGGCTTGACCGGTGAAATGAAAAGCCAATTGCGCCTTACATTGACCGAGGGTGTTTCGCGTGGCGTTGGCGTGCGCGATCTGAAAGGAATGATAAACAAGCGCTTAGGCATTGGAATGGCCAGAGCTGAGCGAATTGCTAGAACAGAAATAAACAACGCATATACAACAGCTTACATGGATGAGGCGACAGAGCTAAACAATACAGCACTCAAAGAAAGCAACTGGATGATCATGCAATGCCACAGAAGCGCGCTATCGCCAACGACGCGCAATAAGCACGGCGCAAGACACGGTGTTATCGTAACAGCTACTCAGCAAGCCGATTGGTGGGCGATTGACGGCAACAAAATAAACTGTCTATGTGCAACCTTAGACGTTCTAGTTGATAAAGTAACAGGCGAAGTTTTACAGCAAAAAATGATTGATCGAATGGTTAAACAGAGAGGTGAGTGGTTTCCTGTAACGCGTTAAAAATAAACCCATAATAAACCACTTAATTACTTTGCGTAAAAGCAAGCGCGAACTATACTTATATTAAGCGTTAAGAAATAGTCACAGCATCTGAGCTCGCGCTATAGGATTAATTATGATAGTCACAGTATTCACAAAGCATGGCCTAAAGATAGGCAGAATGTCGCAGCAAAGCGCTGAGCTGTATTGTTTCGTGACTGTTGGGGCTTGGTTTAAATAACAAAAGTAAATAAAACTTGACGCATAAAGCGATGGCGTATAGTGTTTAATTTGAAACAAGGAATTATCAGACAACACTACACGAGGATCGTCCGCTATGGACTGACTTATAGAGCAAATCATA